TAGTTTTATATGTAATGTCCATCCTGCTAATACCGTATCAAATCTTTCTGTGAACGGATGAACATCAGGTTCCCAATCACCAACAACTGTCCAACTAAAATCTCCGTATCTTGCTGTGTATGACTGCCAGAATACGGTCCATATATCTTGTGCAATTTCTAAAGTATCAGATAATACTTCATCCAAATTGACCAAATCATCCTCAACTTTATCCATAATGATAATAGCAAAGTTGTAGTGAATATGGTTCTGATTTAGTTCAACACCTTGAGGAACTACATACATTCTTGTATATTTTGGTTCCTTTTTTGTGATAATATCGTTGGTGCATTGTTTAATATCCCCAAAACCAAACGAATTTATCTGTTCGTGGTTGTAGGCTATCTGACTAAAATAGGTTAATAATTGTTTATAATTTAACATTTTCTCTATTATTAAATATAAAAAGTAATGGGTTGTGCGCTCAAACTACATCTTTGACATAGCTTTTTTCTGTAACCTTTCCTGTTCTCTATCGTAATCTATCAAATATGATAGTTGATTCAGTACCTCAATTAACTTTTTTTGGTAGACGTATTCGTGTTTAGTAAAATCGTTTTCCGTAATTCTGTTGACAACCAAGAACCAACCATATGTTTTTTGGAAGTTATCTTGTAAACCATCCGCCACATCATCCATATCAATTTGATTTTCTCCCATATCGATAAGTTCGGCGTCGAAAACATTTGGGAATAACTTGAAGACCTGTTTGCGAATTTGATAAAAAAAAACTGTGCACCGATTACGTACCTAACATCTAAGAATTTTTTAAACTCTTTGGCTCGTTTTTCAAGAGTCTTTACATCGTACTTTTCAATCTCATAATTATAATCTGATATTCTGTTGGTAATTGGTCTGTACATAATTGCTGTTAAAATATGTAACATATCCAATAACTCATCAACTTTTTTATTTGATATGGTATCCATATCCACAAACTCAGCAAAGGTTAAATCTTTCCAATTAGGGAAGAAACCATATTCAACACCATTTAATGTAAATGTATCTTTGAATTTTGTATTTTTATCATTTGGTATGTTTTCTAATATACTATAAGCCAAATAGCTTACATCCTCAAATGGACATTCTAATAAATCTTCTAATGGTGCGTCAGATACAATACTAACTAATTTAGCTGCAAAGTAATCTTCATTGAATAAGTCTTTAATCTTATAAATCTTTACATAATTTTCTATAGAAAGAAAATCATCAATGTAATAGGATTTATCTTCAATCTTAAATTTTATCATACAAATGCAATGGCATAACGGCCAGTCGATTTTAAATTCTTTATTTCAAAGTACATTCTCATCATTAATGCGTCAGATAAGTCAGGAGACTTTCCTAATATCTTCTTCATATCTTCTTTTGATTGAACTTGTACCTTATTATCTTTATCCACATCCTTTAATTTAACCGCTAATAACTCTTGAGTCAAGTCATCAATTATAGATGGGTCTAATATGTTTATTGATATGTTTCCTTCTCTGAACATATCAGATAGTTTTACATAACATTGTGATTTTAGATTACTGAAGTTTTGTTCGTGTAACGCTTTTGAATTATTGACAAAGTTGGTCCCACGCAAAATATCAGAGACACCGCCTCCAACGCCATCACTATCCACAATTACATTGGATGGATGTATTCCATATTTCTGAATAAGTTCCTTTATTTCGTTAGATAATTCAACGGTTGATAGTTTGGTATAGACAAATACTTCTGTGACCACCAGTCCCACCCAAACGATTACTACGGACCTATCAGAACCAAAACGTGCTACGTCAACTGACATATACTTTTTATCTTGTGGATTTGGAACTTGTTTAAATATACTTGCACTAATTGAATCAAAATTGAATAGTGAGTCACTATCATCCATATAGTTCCAATCACCTTCCAATAATCTTTTACGTTGTTGTGGAGGTAACTCCTTTAACATTTGGATGTAACTCTCTGGCAAGTATGGGTTATCCAGTGGGAGTGCGGGTACAAATGCGTGATTCTCATTTAATCTATCTTCAATGAATGGAAGATAAAAGTCTTTCTTAATCCAATTGTTTGATGGGTTACAAGTTAATAACACCTTTGGAATTAAGTTATATTGATTTAGTTTGAAACGAATACGTGATTTAACAATTGAGTAACATAGTGATGTAATCTGTGTTGCCTCATCTATGAAGACTGCCGATACCTCCAACGAACCTAAACTGTCGTAGTTTGGGTCTGATGGTTGGAATGCAAGGTCCTTTAATATAATCTCTGAACCATTATTGAATGTTAATACATTGGATTGTCCGTTGAATGTATAATGTTCACCCGATTTTAATCCCATCATTTGTAATACTTCAAATAAAGTATTAAGAGTTGTTAGTTTTAATTGTTGTAAAACTGCACGACCAATCAAACATCTAATACCTTGATAGTTCAAACATAAGTAAGTAATCCACACACAACCCAACCAAGACTTTCCACCACCGGCTGAACCACCATAAACAATTATGTTGGTCTTGTCATCCAATAGTAATTTCATACATTGGGACTGTTTCTTTGTTGGGCTAATTTGTATATCCATTAGTTATGTACGTATAATATCTCATCAATATATGCTGCGGTCATATCATCTTCTTGTGTTAGATAATCTGTCATAAAATAATAATCAGCTTCAGCCATATTGGTTCTTAATCTTATATTGTTTAATTTATCTCTTCTGAATGAATAACACCCAATATCAATTGCTTGATATTCCAATCTTGCTTTCATTGGATAATATACATCACCCAATTGTGCTTGATTGTAAATGAATGAACAGAATACAAAGTCTGTCTTTTTTACTCTTGCTTCATTTAAGAAGTTTTTTACAAATGTTGGGACATAATAGTTGTCCTCACCCGTCATAACAATCCAATCACCTGTTGCGTGGTCCAATCCATAATTACGTGGAGTATGTCCCCAATCATTATGACGTTCAGGAAGATTGGTAAACTTAATTCTATCATCATTGATAAATTCAAGGAATTGTTTTACTTCTTCTAATACTTCACCTTCCATATTGTCACCAACAATATGTGCAATCCAATTGGAATCATTCTGTGTGAGAAGTGAACAGACGATTGTCTTTAGATGTTTTGGTCTGTTGTAAGTCGGGATTATAAATTCTATATTCATATATATTTTATTCAAAAACGAAACGTTACTACCGTAGAAGATAAATTTTTTTAGTCTTCTGTTAGATTAATGTTTATTGATATTGGTTGACCGCCAGATGTAACATCTACTTTCTTTGCTTGTTCCAATCCCAATAGTTTATTAATATCTGCCAAGGTTTCTCTTTCAACCCTTTTATTATTATCGTATCTGGCACGTTCTAATAGGTCAAAATAACGATTTAATTGTTCAGACAATATTTCCTCTTGGTTTTGGTTATATCGTTCCTTTAAACGGTTCCTAACCTCTTTCCAATAGTTTTCTGCCTGTCTTGTTGTTATACTCATTTCTTTTGCGAATTGTACCTTAAATTCGTCATAAGATAATTTCTTATATAACATTAATTCAAACGCACGATTGATTCTTTCTTCGTACTCCAATTCACTTGCTTTGTTTTCTTTACTCATTTAGATTGAATTTATATAATTGGTGAATCTTCTTGCTTGTCTTTTATCACATCCTCTACAATTAAACTTAAAGTCCTCATCAAACAAGAATTTATATACTTTATTGATAAACTCCTTTTTATCTTCTTTTACTCCACCATATGATGTTAATTCTGCGTAAGCTTCTTTAATCTGTTCTTTGGTTGGGACAAATATATCCACCGTATATTCATATGGTAATGGTGGTGGAGTGGTTACCATTACTTCTTTTTCTTTCTTACAATTTCCACATCCTCTTTTTTTCTTACCAGGATTTTCTATGGAATTGTTCTTTAATTTTTCTAATCTGTCTAAATCTTTTTCCATATTAATCTAATTTATAATTTGGGTTATAGTTTTCACCTTCAATCTTTGCAATTTGTTCGTAGGTTTCTTTTAATCCTTTTAAATCATCCTCTGTTACTTTGAGTTTTGGAAATTCCTTATTTAGTTTCTTTAATGTTTCCTTTTGGATTTTCATAAATTCCTTCTGTGACATTTTTTCTAGTCTTCTTCTTTGCTGCCTGTTCATATTAATCTTGTTTTATATATTCGGCGTTTTCAAAATGGGTATGGTATCTTGTTTCCAATTTATTTAGTTTTACCGGTTCAAATAGTTTATATGCGTGTAATACACCTTGATAATCAATATCCAAGTGATTAAACTTATAATAGTCAACTTTGTAACCATTATCTTTAAATAGTCTCTCACAAGAAATTTTACAAGATAGATTGTGATACTCAATACCTATATGTTCAATACCTTCCAATAGTTCAGGTTTTAATGCGTTGAGTAATATCTCTGAACCTTCTACATCCATCTTAACTATTTGTGGTTTGAAATATCCAAAGTAAAACTCAAACTTCTCAATTCTATCTACCATATCCATAAATGGAATGAAGTTCTGTACGTTGAAGTTTTGTTTAAACCATTGATATGAATTGTTATCGGAGTCCACACCGATTACTTTCTTGGCTCCTTGTTCTTGCAAGAAGTACCAAGGTGTTGGGGTAAACTCTGAATTGATACCACATCCTAAATCTAATACTACTTTATCTTTCACCGGTAAAAACCCCCAGTGTTCATTTGGGCTTTCTGTGTTAATAATTCCTTTAATCTCCATTCTTAAATTTTTTAAACGTATTTTCTTTTATTGTGTTCTTTGTTTCTTTAACATATCGTGCTATACTGGTAAGTGGTATTGTTGTATCTTGTGCTACTTTCTTGAGTGAACCTAAGACCATATACTTCTCAAATATAATCTTATGGAACCAATTGGTTTCAGTCCATTCTGTTTCCATAATATCCATTAACTTATGTGAGTCAAATATATTCTCATCTTCAACCATATTAAACACATCATTTAACTCTGTGTACATAATTGCCTCTCTTCTGATTTTACGATGAAATGGACTTGTTTTTGAATGCCAATTTATTGTTATACATTTAATAATATAATACTTTATATCATTATCTTCAAGAGATTTGAGTTTAATCTCCTTTCTTTCAAATAATTGAAGGATGAC